TAATTCGGTTCTGTCTTTGTCTGGCACCACGGTGTTCTGAAAAATCCGGGAAGCGGACGGGGAAAGGGCTGGATAGCGCCAAGGGCGCTCTTTTCTATCCGTTTTTCAGTGCAAGTCGTCAGGACCTAAAAGGGGTGATAGGCAGTAAGAGAGGAAAGCCTATTTTGCATAAAGACGGGTTGTGAGCTGGTGAGAAATCACACGTAAAACGCCTGAACGAGGGAACAGGGGGACAAGGAACAGGGGACAGTTCAGCCTCCCTTCGGTCGGCTGTCTCTCGCTTCGCTCGCGACGATTTTTTCAAAAGGATTTGAGAGTTAGGTTCCCTCGGTTCTTTGCCTACGGCAAAGACGCATTGGGATAGGGCGATGCTTCTTGGGTTGGTGTTTTGCGTGATGTTGGTGTTTGGTGCTGGGTTTAGGTTAGCGAATAGAATTGTGGATAAGTTTGGCGGGAATACGGATTTGTGCGGATATGCGAGGGTTGATGGATAGTTTTTTAACTGCAATCATATAGGAGGGGAACAGATGTTCTCCGTTGATCATTTCACAGCTGGTTCCATAAATTGAGGTATGGATTAAAGTCTACCTCTTCTAACTGTCAGGCCTTCTCGCGAGAATATGCTGAGAGGGTAAAATATTACTCTTTCGGATACTGGGAATACAACACGCCAGCTGCACTTCAATTAAACACACCATTATGTACAACAATTACTCACAGCAACCGTATGCGAAGCCCGTCCATCCAATAGTGTCTGTATTGCCAAGTACGGCAAAGAACCTCTGCCTTGCGTAACCCAGAGCCGACCTAACAATACAATTACGTTAATACAATTTATAATGTCAGTAAGGCGATAGAAGCCCAGTCATCTTAAAACATCAGGCAAGGTATGGCCCCTATATCCGGTTATCTGTTGTTTGTGTGGGGTAGCTCTCCAATTGGGGAGTCTACTGGAATCACGCTTGAAGGGAAGTTGCCGGGTAGCTTCTAAGGGTCTGGCGTGAAGCGTTTATCTACTTCGGCCCTTGAGGAGATGAATTCGTTTCTGTCGCCCTAAAACTAATTAACATAAATTACAATGTGGGGTTTTAACTGGTTAGATAGATTTGTGTGTAAATGCTCTAGAGGTGAAGCGCGGTGTTTGGCGTGTGAGCCTACACTTCCGTTTGAAAACCTAAAGGCGGAGGGGTTGGAAAAGTATTTGGACGAAAAAAAGCCCGCCGACGAAGTTGTCAGCGGGTTAGAGCCTGGATCTGTTCAAGGCTCAGATATTCGGGGTCATCAATCCCGGCAGGAAGCGGCGGAGCTTTCACCCAAAGAACGCGACTTAATTGGGCAATCGTACGTTCACACTCTTGATACTTGTTGCTGTCTGGTATGTATATCAAGCCGCGTGTCAGAGATTGAACAATTGAAAGTTGCTCAGGTGATACAGACCAGCCGAAAGGACTCACGGCCGGCAGACCATACAGCGCAAACTTCATCACGCAAAACGGAGACTCGACCAGGTAAACGACACGTAATGGAAGAGAACCGAACGTACCCAGTTCATGAGCGCCAAACAGAAAGCGAGACTTTGGGAAGTTCGGGGGGAAAAGGTATTTCGGTTCACTGTTGTTGCTGTCTTTCGTGTCTGAAATTGCACGCCCAAGATAACCATAGAGCGTGCCCTGTGTGTCACGCACCGGCAGCATAACCCTCCCGCTGTAAGCACTCTTACGAGCTGGGTTGTTGTAGCAGAACACGCCGTACCGTTTTCTAACCGCTTCATCGGGAATCCGTTTCTCCAACCATTCACAGGGAACGGCGTATTTTTCATATTTGCCGGTGAAGGGTTTTAGAGGCTCTACAACGCTAGATTCTGCCCCAGGTTGAACGATGGCAGGTTGAGCAGGAGAATTCCCTTTCATTTCTTTTAGCCAGGCAGTGGCCTCTTGGAAGCCCACTTTCTTGTACTGGATAACCGCGTCGATTGCCCCTTTGAATTTCATTTGGCAACTGAAGCAATGCGCCAGCTCCGCCGTGAACGAAAGCGAGGTGGTGTTTTTCTGTGCTTCGTGGAAAAAGCAACGACCATACCATTCCGTCCCACCCTTACGAGTTTTAAAGCCCGACAAATCTATGCCGAGCCATTGAAAGACGACAGGAAGCGGGATTTCCCGCAGATCCTTGTTGATGTCGGGCATCTTTATCCTCCTTATTAGATTGTCGGTAACTGTGGGTATTCTAACTGTAATACATCAAACGAGATAGGTCTTGACGAGTGGAGTGTATTTTGGGATTATCGGCTCAGAGCTAATTACTCTTGGGCGGTATGCCCACAAGAAAGCCGCTTCTCCGAAAGGATTGGCGGCTTTTTCGTTTCTATGAGAGTTTGCTGATATGAATTTCGAATGGCTCCTAGCACCCGAACGATTATTGACCTTCTTCCTTTTCTTCCTTGCACTGTTTCGAACAGAGATTCGGGCTGCACTCGATAAGTCTGTGATTTTTTCGGGTTCTGTATTTCGTGGTGTCAGGGCGCTTAGGAGCCAAAAAGAACTGAATGACTTAATGCGTATTCACGGCAATGTCTACGAACTAGTTCTTTATTTGGCGTTTGAAATCGTGTCGGCAATCGTATGGTCCCTTTGGGCAATCGTCATAGTAACTATCGTTTTATATGCGTTAGTTCCGATGGGGTACCTAATCGCAGCGCAGGTCAGTAGCACACCTATCGTTGCGCCTTTGATAGTGGCGATGTCCATAAGTAAGCTGCGGGAAGTATGGCGCGTTTTGAGCGGTCTATACCAGTATGAATATAGAGTGAAGAGGCTTAAGCAGGTGATTGAATTAGCTTCTTCTCCAAAAGATAAATAAGCCTTTAAGTGATAATAAGCCATTAATTTGACAACTCATATAATCTCCCCTTTAATGTAATTAGGATATGCAGATTAACTTCCGCCAATACTTCCAAATAGAAGCCGCCGCAAAGGGGAACCTTTCGTTCTTGCTGGATTTAGATTTGCTAATGGCTAACCGAAATATAGATAGGCAAGTACAGGCAGAAGAAAAGCAAGCAGCAGAAAGAATCCGTACTTTTGAACACGCGGTTGAAACGACACACCGCCAGCTCGCCAGTGGCAGTGTAGAGCCGAACGCAAAGGCAAGCTAGTCATTTGACGCCTCCATTTCTTCCATAGACATTCTCTCTTCATCAGGCGACGGCAAATCCGCATTCTGAACACAGAAATGACAGTTGATTGATGGATGTTTAAAGTGTTCCAACCTGTGTTCTTCAAATTCAGGGTCAATTACACACAGCGAGCAGGTACGGTCAGAATACTTTTTGTGCAGCGTTATGTGTGTGAGGTATTCGAGTTCCTTTTGAGTTTCCTCTGGTAACGGCAATAAGCCGCTGTAATCCTCCCGTAGATTTTCCAATAGGTGCTTAAATGTGCTCATATAGAGCCTTTCTTGTGTTCTAACCCCTCGATACCGACCATTCAGGCAGTATCAAGAGGCAAGAACATGAATGGTTATTTGTGTGAGACGGTGGGGTTACTTCCTTGTTAAAAGCTTCCTTAAAGTTCGTCAGCTAGAAGTAGTGCCAAACGCCAGTTTTCGCCCTCTCTTCGTCTCACATAGTTATTTTGACAAATCTACAGAAAGCGTCAACTCGCTTAGATAAGCCAGATTCCATTATTTATCCACAGAGTTATGCCTGAAATAAAACGGTACATCGTAAGAAAGCTCGTAATGGCGAGGTCAGTAAAGGATGCACTCCGGAAAGAGAAACACATTCACGCCAGCGAAGTGTTTATCGATGAGAAGTGGGAAGACGAACGGTTGAAGCAAATTGGTTTTAAATAAGCCTTAAAGAGTGATTAATGTGAAATGGCTGGAAGAAAAAGCAAATTTGAAGAGTTGCAGATAGTCGAGCGGTATGCCGCATTGTCAGACCGCTATTTTCAAGTGCTTCAGAAGTTTTTAAACAGTAAGGTAAAAGGCGACCAGCGGTTTGCTCTTGAGCAGCTTTCCAAAGCATATCCGAAGATGATTCCCACACAGATAACCGGCGCGGGCGGAGAGCCTATTCAACTCGCATGGTTATCATCCCCTACAAACCAAGAAAATGGGCCGAAAGTCTCCATAACAGCGTAAAGCGCTGGATTGTTCTCGTTCTTCACCGCCGTGCAGGAAAAACCACCGCAGTCTTAAACCACCTCCAACGCGATTGCATCCGAACTCCCGAATCCCAGTTTGCTTACATCGGCCCCACATATAAACAGTCCAAGCGTGTTGCCTGGGACATTGCCAAGAAGATCAGCCGCGATATTCCCGGCATTGAATACAACGAATCAGAATTAACGATTAAATACCCCAATGGAAGCAAACTTATCCTCGTCGGTTCGGACAACCCAGACTCCCTCCGTGGACTCGCTCTCTGGGGCGTCGGCTTCGACGAATATAGCCAACAGCCTTCTAACATTTTTTCTGAAATCATCTCGAAGGCACTTGCTGACCACCTCGGTTACGCAATTTTCTTCGGTACCCCCAAAGGCAAAAACGAATTCCACCGAATCTACAAATCCGCCCTCAGCAACCCTGACTGGACAGTAGTTTTCAAAACAATAGACGACTCGCTAAGAGATGAAGAAGGCGAGACGATACAAAACCTCCGCATTGCCCTGGAAGACGACCGCCGGCTGGTTGCCCAAGGTTTGATGACACAGGAAGAATTTGATCAGGAATGGTATTGCTCATTCGAAGCAGCGATAAAAGGCGCATATTACGCGCAGCAGATAGCAGAAGCACGCAAGCAAGGTCGAATAAAGTCCGTTCCGTACGACCCCGCACTGAAAGCTCATATCGTTTTTGACCTCGGCGTTGGACAGAACTTGTCGGCTGGTATCTACCAGAGAATTGGAAACGAAACGCACAAGATTGATTACTGGGAAGGCAGCAACAAGGACGGGATGCCGCAGGCGATTAAAGCCCTGCAAAACAAACCTTATGTTTATGGAAAAGTATTTGTCCCGCACGATGCAGAAGGCACGGAAATCTCCACAGGAAAGACCAGATTAGCGACCGCAAAGGCACTCTGGCCGAACGTTGAATGGGTAGTAGTACCAAAGCTTTCAATTGACGACCGAATAGCAAAGGCCCGGCTGATGTGGTCACATTTCTGGGTAAACGAACCGAACTGCCAGCTCTGGCTTGATTACATCGCCCAGTACCACCAGGAATGGGACGACGACAAAGGGATGTTTAAGGAAAAGCCCCTCCACGACTTCACATCACACGCCGCCGATGAATTCAGTTACGCAGCCGTGATTGAAGACCAGATGACGAATGAAGAACCTAAAGTTTATATACAACCGCCCGTAGAGGCGGCAAGCATATATGGCGGATAACACAAAAGAACAAATAGCCAAACAAGTCAGAGCCGAATACCAAGCCGGTATGCTTTATCGTCACGACCGAGAAAAAGCCTCCTGGAGCTTGATTGAAGATGCTTACTTCAACCGCGTAAAGAAAAGCATCAAAGGCAAATTCAATGTGCCTGTCCCGATTATTTCCGGCTTCGTGGATACGTGGCAGGCAAAGATGGCGAAACACGTTCCGCTTACCTTTGACCAGGGCGTTGATTCGGCTGATTACCGAGCCGCAAAGAAAACCACAGCTTTTTACGGGAAGATTAAGGTCAAGGATGAGTATGACTGGGATATGCAGGAAACAGACGGCACGAAGCTTGCAGGAATCTACGGCCGCACGATTTACAAATATTACGCCAGCTCCACTAAGGGATATGAAAGCAACCTTGAACCGGTTGATGTTTATGACTTCTACACCGACCCTCTTGGCGGAGGGATTGACGAACGCGCCAAATATAAAGGCCAGGACAACATTTTCCGTTCTAAAGAGGAATTGAAAGCGGGAGCTGAAGCCGGGTTGTATGACGCAGGGCAGGTTTCTAAGCTGATTAACGCGACCAAAACCGAAACCCTTGTTGACAATGACACACAGTTTAAAGCCAAGCACAGTCGTTTAATGGCTTTGGGAATGGACGGGATAACTCACAACTATGCCGGCCAGAACCTTTACAAGCTTGTTGAATCGGGGACTACTTTTAACGGTGAACGCAATTACGTTGTTTGGAACTATGAAACAGGCATTTGGGTAGCGTGTGTACCGTGGAAAGAACGTTTTAAATCGAACCTGTGGTGCTGGCCTTCGTGGGCCACCAACCGGGATATTTTCAACTTCTGGAGCAAGAGTCCGTGTGATGACATCCTGCCGGTTGCTGAATCTATCCGCATCCTGATCAACCAGGAATTAGACAACAGAAACAAACGCAACTACGGCCAAAGAGCCTATGACCCCTCTGTTTTCCCCGAACCTGCCCAGTTAGAGTGGCGACCTGACGGCCTTGTGGCATTAAAAGCCGGCACATGGCAGATGCAGGGGGATATGAACAAAGCCCTATTCCAGTTTGAAACGCCAGAGTTAAAAGGCAGCATTGACCTGGCCAACTGGCTGGACAACATGCTGAAAGAGAAAACAGGCGTGAACAGCGAAGCCCAGGGAAATACCGATACCTCTAAAGTCGGAATTGCTTACTTAAATGTTCAGCAGTCAGCCGAGCGCATGAAATTGGCTATGGAGTCCAAAACCAAATGCTGGGTTGCTATTGGTAAGCGCTTTTTATGGGGACTTTCCGAACATATGAGAGGAGCCGAGGCTGTCAGGATTATTGGCGAAAAAGGCTATGAGGAAGACAAGCTCCACCGTTTTGAAATAAATCCCGAATGGGACGTTCAAGTTTCCGGTGGTGATGATGAGAAAGCGAATGACGCTTTGCAGAAAAAAGCCTTAGCGGAAATGTTTAAGACCTTAGCTCCCGATGAGCTGCTTGTCACCAGTCCGAAATGGCGCGTAAAAACCAAAATGCAGAGCATTGAGATCCCTGACGATGAAATACGCCTTGCTTTTGACCTTCAGGATGAAAGCAACCGTGAAGTCTTAA